CGCATGGCACAGTTTTGGGATCTCATAACTGACCTCAGGGAGGGAACTTATAAAGTAAGGAGTGAGCATAGAAAATATTTACCACAGGAGGCAAGAGAAACTGATGATAGTTATGACGTAAGGCTTTCAAGATCTACTGTTGTTCCTTACTTGCAACGAATCGAAAAAATGTTGTCAGGTATGCTCACAAGAAAACCTGTAAGGCTTGATGATGTTTCTGATTTAGTTAGGGAGCAGCTTTTTGACGTAGACCTAGAAGGAAATGATCTTAATGTCTGGTTATACGAAACAGCAAGGACAGCAATATCATTTGGTCATGTTGGGGTATTGGTAGATGCACCGAAAGAGGGAGACAAAACCAGACCTTACTGGGTAACTTACAGTCCGAGAAATATTTTGGGGTGGAGAAGTGAGATTATAGATGGTGCAAGACAGCTTACACAGTTAAGGTTGTTGGAAAATGTTGTAGAACCTGATGGAAAGTATGGAGAAAAGCAAGTAAAGCAGATTAGAGTTTTAGAACGTGGTCGTTATGAAATTCACAGAAAAGATAAAAAGAACAGTGAATATAAATTATTTGATGAGGGTGAAATGAGCCTTAAAGATAAGATTCCTTTTGCAATAGCTTATTCAAATAGAGTTGGATATTACGAAAGCCGCAGCCCCTTGTATGACATAGCAGAGTTAAACCTTAAGCATTATCAGATTCAATCAGACTTGGATAATATTTTGCATATTAGTTCTGTGCCTTTACTTGCTGTTTTTGGTTATCCAAATGCTGATGAGATAACAACAGGCCCAAGTGAAGCTCTTGCATTGCCACCAGAATCAAGGCTTGAATATGTAAGCCCATCAGGTGATAGTTACGACAGCCAGTTTCAAAGGCTTGGCGATCTTAAAGAACAAATAAACACACTATCACTAGCTGCGGTACTTGGGCAGAAGTTAGTGGGAGAATCAGCAGAGGCCAAGAGGATAGATAGGTCACAGAATGACAGCACTATGATGGTTATTGCCCAACAGATGCAAGACTTGATTGATAACTGCCTCAGATTTCATAGCGAATATCTGAACGAACCCAATGCTGGTAGCAGCTTTGTAAATAGAGACTTTGTTTCTACAAGGTTAGAACCACAGGAAATAACAAGTCTATTAACATTGTTTACTGCTGGCACTATCTCACAGGAAACATTATTAAATCAATTATCTGCTGGTGAGATTCTTGGTGATGATTTTGATATTGAGGAAGAAATGGAAAGTACGCAAAGCGGAGGGTTGGTAGAAATGGAA